GACCAACTGTGTCCGCAGGACCAGTTACAATAACACCATGATAAAAAAATTAAAAAATTTTATTTGTAAAATATTTGGTATCAAACAATGTGCTTGTCCTGAAGATGAGCCGTTAGTTTTAGAAGAACAAAGACCAATTGAAAAACCAAAACATTGTGTTGGACATTTAAGATTTAGAAAAAATTGCATTGCATGTAAGGAGGCTGTAGCATAATGGCTTACACTTTAGCTAATTTAGAGACAGATATTAAAAATTATACAGAAGTAGATGACACTGTTTTTTCTACATCTGTTTTAGAAACTATAATTAAAAACGGAGAGAATAGAATATACAGGGAGGCGGATAGCGATGACAACAGATTTTATGCTACATCTAGTTTAGCATCTGGAAGTAGATATGTTACAATTCCATCAGACTTAAGAAGCATTAGATATGTTCAACTAAAAGATACAAACGTTACACCAAACGTACAAACTTTTCTTGAAAAAAAAGAAGCTAGTTATATGGCTACTTTTTATGATACACCGTCAACAGCCTCTGGGATACCAAAATATTATGCCAATTGGGACGCTAATTTTTGGGTGGTGGCACCTACTCCAAACGCAACTTATGAAATTACTTTAGCATATGTAAAACAGCCTATAAGTATAACAAATACAACTCAACCGACTGCAGCTCCTGCTGCAACAAATGGAACATATGTTTCAAATAAATATCAGGATTTACTTTTATATGCTTGTTTGGTAGAAGCATATGGATACTTGAAAGGTCCCGCAGATATGCTACAATACTACGAAGGGTCTTATAGAAGAGCTTTACAATCGTACGCGATCGAACAACAAGGTCGTAGACGCAGAGACGAATATCAAGATGGTGTTATTCGTACTCCTTTAAAATCACCATCACCATAAATAAATTAAGGAGACAATTAAATGGCAAATATAGTACCTGACTCTTTTAAAACAGATCTACTAAAAGGAGTGTTTAGTTTTGACACATCCGGAAATAGTGGAACTTCTTTTAAACTTGCTCTGTATACAGACATTTCTGGTTTCAGTACTTCTACCACAGCATATACTACTACTAATGAAGTTTCTTCATCTGGTACAAGTTATTCTGCACGTGGAAATGCTTTAACTAATAATGGTGTAGCAATAGCAAGTAATATTGCATACGTTGACTTTGCAGATTTAACTTTTAGTTCTGTAACTTTAACAGCAGTAGGAGCACTGATTTATAAAGATGGCGGATCTGATAATGCTGTATTAGTTTTAGACTTCGGCGGATCAAAAACTGCAACTAACGGAGATTTCGTTATTCAGTTTCCAACTGCTTCTAGTTCTGCAGCTATTATTAGACTTGGCAACGCATAATATTTTTGGAGTAGTAAATGGCAGCTTTAATAATTAACGATAGAGTTAAGGAAACAAGCACAACTACTGGAACAGGAACGTTTTCACTTGCTGGTGCAGAAACTGGTTTTGAAACTTTTGTTGCCGGTGTTGGAACTGGTAAAAGAACTTATTACGCTATATCACTTGATGGTTCATCAGAGTTTGAGGTAGGTATAGGAACTGTTACAGATGCTTCACCTGATACTTTATCTAGAGACACGGTTATCTCTTCATCTAATAGTGATAACAAAGTAGATTTTAGTGCAGGAGGCAAAACGGTATTTTGTACTTTACCTGCGGCTAGAGCTATGTCTCCATCTATGACAGCAACTGATTATGTAGTAACACATGCATCAACTCTTTCTGAAGATCAAACAGTAGACTCTGGAGTTTTAGCAGGTCCAGTTACAATTACTGGAACACAAACAATAACAGGAACGGTAGTGGTAGTTTAATGAGTCAAGTAGAAGTAGATAAAATAATTCCACAATCAGGTACAACGTTAACTGTTGGTGACTCTGGTGATACCATTTCTATACCTAGTGGTGTTACACTTGATGCATCAAGTGGTGGTCTAGCAGGAACATTAACTACTGCAGCACAACCGAATATTACATCGGTTGGAACATTAACTTCATTCACTTCAACAGGTATAGATGATAATGCTGATGCAACAGCTATAACTATAGATAGCAGTGAGAGAGTTGGTATCGGAACTACAACGCCTGGTGTTAAATTAGAAATAAAAGGAGCTGATGGTGATGCTGATGCTCAAGCTATTCGTTTGATGGAAAATAGTACACAAGGTGGTTTTATAAAATATGATGGAAACGCAAATGAACTTCAATTAGGTGGATTTAATTCTGGCGAAAATACAGGAATTAGAATTGCTAGAAATGATGCAACTACTATGTTTAATACTAATGGTTCAGAAAGAATGCGTATCGACGATTCTGGTAATGTTGGAATTGGTACAAGTTCTCCAGCATCAGAACTAGAAATTGAAGCAACTACACCAGAAATACGAATTGATGCAACTGCTTCTTCTGGCAGAAATTATAAAATTCACTCAGATGGAGATGAACTTTATATTGAAGGTATTGGTTCTTCTGGAAGTTTAAAAATTGGTGAAGATGGAAGTTATGGTGTTAGTATTGATTTGGGTAGTGGCGTTATTTCTTCTGCAAGTAATGCAGGTTCTCATACTAGATTGCTTTTAATAAAAGATACAGGTAACGCAGGATCAAATAGAAACTTTATAGAATTTCATAATAATTCAGATAGTACAGCAGGTAGAATTGAACATAATGGTTCTACAACTGTTTCTTACATCACTTCATCAGACTACAGACTTAAAGAAAATGTATCTTATGACTTTGATGCAACAACAAGATTAAAACAATTAAAACCTGCAAGATTTAATTTTATTGAAGAACCAAACAAAACAGTTGATGGTTTTTTAGCACATGAAGTATCTGACATTGTACCAGAAGCAATTTCTGGAGAAAAAGATGAACTGCAAGTTTGGAAAGAAGGAGAAGAATTACCAGAAGGTGTTTCTGTAGGAGATAATAAACTTGATGAAAATGGAAATACCATAATGCAAATTCAAGGTATCGACCAATCTAAATTAGTACCTTTACTGGTTAAAACAATTCAAGAATTAGAAGCTAGAATAGAGGTATTAGAAAATGAGTAGTATTATAAAAGTAGATACGATCCAGGACCAAGCAGGTAATAATATTATCAATGAATCAAGTGATACTATTACTATCGGTGCATCTGGTGATACGGTTAATATTGTAGGAACATTACAAAATAACGGTTCAGCATTAAACGTAGATTTAATAAGTAAACAAGCAGGTACAAATTTTACAAACAGTTTATTAGTAGGTACTTCTAGCACAGGAACTTTAGATGCTGCTCAAAATAACACTGGAGTTGGATTAGGAGTATTTGCAGCATTAACATCAGGAGATGGTAATACAGCAGTAGGAACAAATTCATTAGACGCAAATACAACAGGTGCAAATAATGTTGCAGTTGGTTTTAATTCTATGGGTTCAAATACAACTGGCTCAGATAATACATCTACTGGTGTAGAATCATTAGTTTCAGCTACTACAGCAGCAAGTAATGCAGCGTTTGGTAGACAAGCAATGTGCAAAACTACTACAGGTGCTAATAATACAGCAGCTGGTGCTTTTGCTTTATGTGCTAACACAACAGGTGCTTGTAATGTTGCAGTTGGAAAAGATTCACTAAAAGAAAATACAACAGCAAATAATAACACAGCAGTAGGTTTTTGTTCTTTGAATGCTAACACTACAGGAACTCAAAACGTAGCTTTGGGTACAACAACTTTAGAATTAAATACAACAGGATCATATAATGTAGCTATTGGAAATTCTACACTAGATAAAAATACAACAGCAGAAAGTAATACAGGTGTTGGATATGCAGTTTTAACAAATAATACAACAGGTGCAGAAAATACAGGATTAGGTCAAGCGGCATTAATTACTAACACTACAGGTGCTTGTAATGTTGCTTTAGGAAGAAGTGCTTTACAAGATAACACAACAGGTGCTTGTAATACAGCAGCTGGTGCTTTTGCTTTATGTTCTAATACGACAGCAAATAATAACACAGCAGTTGGTCTTTGCGCATTAAGAGTTAATACAACAGGTGCTGAAAATACATCGGTCGGTAGAAAATCATTAGTTGCAAACACAACAGGTGTATGCAATGTAGCTGTTGGTGTTAATGCTTTATTTTCAAATACAACAGGTGCAAATAATGTTGCATTTGGAGTGTCAGCTTTAGAAACTAATTCAACGGGTGCAGGAAATACAGCAGTTGGTGTATGTGCGCTGGTTTCAAATACAACAGCTTCAGAAAACACAGCAGTAGGTATATTTGCTGGAAATAATATAACAACAGGTGCTGGAAATACGACCATAGGTTATAAAGCTGGTTGTCAAATTACTGATGGAAGCTGTAATATTTTAATTGGTTACAATGCTCAATTAAGTACTAATAGTACTAATAGAATTGGTTTAGGAAACGGTATAAGTGTGTCTGCAAATGATCAATTTAGATTTGGTCAAGGTAGTACAGATGTAGTGTTTAATCAATTTGCAACAAATGCTTCTTTTACAAGAGTTTCAGATCAAAGAACTAAAAAAGAAATTAACACAAATGAAGATTTAGGTTTAAATTTTATAAATGATCTAAGAACAGTTACTTATAAAAAAAGAGCACCTTCAGAATTACCAGAAACTTTTAAAGATTATAATCCAAAAATAACAGAACCAAAACATAAAGAAAAACTTTATGGTATGATTGCACAAGAAGTTAAAGAAGCTTTAGATAAAAATAATATAACTGATTTTGGTGGATGGGTTGAAGATGAAGATAGTGGTCTACAAGCAATTTCACAAGAAATGTTTATTTATCCATTAATTAAAGCAATACAAGAATTATCAGAAGAAAATAAAGACTTGAAATCTAGAATAGAAGCGTTAGAAAGTAATTAATAAATAGAAAGGAATATAATGCTTAATACGTACGTCG